CTGTCTTAAACAAATCGCGGCACCATAAACGGAAAATCATCAAACCCACCTTCGCTAATTAAATGCTTGGCACCCTGATGGTAATACACCGATGCAATCGGTTTATTCTTGGCAGTCCGACCCTTCGTCTCTCCGCGCGGGAATACTGCATGAATAATCTCATGCTCCTTATACGGATCTGTCTTCATGTCAGACAATACAGATCGCGGCATATTCTCTTCGCCAAAACGCATAATCAATGAACGCGCCGTCATTTTAAACTTGCGATACACCGTATCAACGCGGCCCTCGGCATCCTCGGAAATCATTATCTCCGCAATGTGGCGCGAACTAAACCGCAAACCATCATTGTCACCCTCAACATAAAACGCAGCCGTGCCAAACACGACTAAGTCATAGTACAACTCATGTATCTCTTGCTGGAAGTTGGAGCGGTTAAACGCCTGATACATCTGATCCATGCACAACTCTAACCACTCATTTGCCTCATCGTTCTGCTGTAACGCCGGATCACGATACCGCATAGAAAACCAAGGCGTACTCGGCGATGTCAGCATCCCATGCAACGAAGACGCTAACAACTCAACAGCATGAATAGCCGTCCCGTCATAAATCAACTCAGTCCGCTTATCGCCCTGCGTCCGCTTTTTCGTAATGTCAGCCTTACGCGGCAACATATAATCAGCCAACTCCTGCCAATGCTTCTCCCAGTTAGACCGCTGCGACTGCAACGTCTTATAACGGCGCTCCAACTGCGTAACGATAGGCGATACCTGTGCCATTACTTCACCCCAAACATATTTAGCAAACTGCTGGTTTCTTTCTTCTTAACACCCTCTAACGCACCGCCAAGCGTCCGACCCGCCATGCGCTGCTGCAACCGCTCCAAAGGATCAACAGTCTGAGCAACCTTCATCTGCGCTGGCTGCATAGCCTGCCTTCCCATCATCCCCGCAATTTGCTGCGGTAACCTTATCATGCAATCAATCCCATCAAAGACCGCCGAGCCGCCGTCTCCGGCTCGCGCAACAAACCACGCGCACCCGTTGCAATCGTTCCGCGACGACCGCGCTTCCCAGCCTCCCTCGTCGCCTCCTCAACTGCACCCGCAGGACGCGCTCCCTTCGGAACACCAATATCAACCTCCGCAACAGCCGGAACAGTCGTGGCAGGCGCAGCCTCAACAGTAGGTGTCGTTCTATCCCTAGAACCCATCATAGATTTTCTTTGCTGCTCAGCCGTCTGCGCCGTTTGCTCCTGATAAGCCTTTACTTCAGCATCGCTGTAACCCATCTCTTTCATAGTCTGAGCCTGCTGCTCAGAACTCTGACCAAACGTCTTAACGGCAATAGAAACATCCTTAGCAATGTCGCTCGCTACAGCAGATAAACCCGTCTTTTCTTTTGACTGGTCCGTCTTTTTAGAGCCGCCAAAAAAACTATCATACCAAGCCATTATCTATCTCCTATGCTGCAAATGGGTCATACTCCATAACCGCTTGCCTTTGCGGTGGCCTTGATCGATCACCACCCTCTCGCAGCCCCACAGCAAAATACCGAAACGCATCTGATGCATGGCTACTCCAATCATGTACAGGATTTGCGCGAAAACTTCTAGTCTTATCATTATAAGCCCGATGATACTGCCGCAAAGCATCCAAACCATCCTTGCACCTCTCACGATCAAACCACAAACGCGGCAGCAACATCTGCGCCGCATGTATCCCATCCTCTAACGGCAACTTAGGCACAACGCGAAAATTCAATCCCAAATCCCAAGCCGTCTCCCGCCTAGACTTCCCAGACCCCAACTCACGCACCTCAATGTCATGCGGCGCATTATGCGTCCCATACAAATAATTCTTCGCATTCAATATCTGACAATAATGCGGCAAACCCTGATTTCTGTTCTCATAAAAATCAATCACATGAACAGCACGACCAACACTCTGCGTAAACCAAATCGCCGTGCTGTCACCAACTCCCAAATCCCACCACGTATCAACACGCTGGCTCGGATCATACGGAACATTGCAAATCCGACCCTCCCGCAACGATACCTCTAACTCGCCGCCATAAATCGCACCCGGAACATTTGCATTCCAACTACACTCAAATTCCTGCGCATACTGATCCGCAGACATCATCTGCCGCGCAGCCGACAATTCTTCGTCGTCCAAGATCCCCGTCTCGCTCGCCTTGTATATCGCAGTCAACCAATCATCATTCGCAACGCTCTGTTCATACACCTCATGAAACGCATTATGCCCCTTCGGCGTACCAACAAAAACGCACCAGCCCTTCCGATCAGACAAGGCAGGACGAATAACCTCTGGAAACACGCTCTCAGGCATGTCAGCAACCTCGTCCATTACGCAGCCGTCAAGATAAATACCGCGCAGGCTGTCAGGATTTTCAGCGCCAAGCAACGAAATCCTTGCGCCTGTCGGCAGATCGCACCGCAATTCAGTCTCGTGAAACTTCACATTCGGTATGCCACCCGCAAATTGTTTTATATAATCCCAAGCTACATTCTTCGCCTGACGATAGGTGGGTGCCATATAGGCATATCGGGGGTTCGGCTTGGCAGATAATAACGCATCCCGCAAAATATGATTGATCGCCCAGACAGTCTTGCCAAACCGACGATGGCACACAACAACACCCCAACGCTTTACCTGCATCTCGTTGTGCAGTTCCATCTGCAATGGACGCGGATCATATGGTATCTCAATATGCGTCAATGCTTGGTATACCCTCCATTTGAAAATATAAGCAGCCCGTTCTGCTCTAGTATGGTTTCATATAAATCTAAAAGCAAGACCGCTGCTTCATATTGGGCTGTGGCGCTTTCTGCGTTGACGACGAGGTGGCGCAATTGTGTGATGTGGTTGAAGAGGCCAGTGTCAGTCACGGTCCCATCTCCAAGGGTGATATACGTATATACAGGTGGCGGGCGTTTCGGCGGGGGGTGGGGGTCTGGGTTGCGCAAAATGCATGGCTAACCCCATGGCGTATAATAGTTATTATGTTAAATATTCTATAACACATTGTTTTTACACGCAAAAGTTTCTGCAGCAGCCATGCAATTTTTGCAAACCACAAGATGTTGTGCTTGCCCCGCCTGATCAGCCCCGGTGCCGAGGCAGATCAGGCCGCCTGCCTCACGCGCGTAGATCGGACAGGCAGGACGTGTGATATACACATCATTTGAGCTAATGCTTAACAACATGCTGCTTCTCTTCCTGCTGCTTCTCCGGCGTTGCCGTTACCTCAACATCATTGCCAGCCCAACTGATCGTGAAGGTTTGCGCTTGCGGTTGATCCTCTTTCTTATCGCGAATGCCGAATGGCTGGTTGCGTGCTGTGGTCCACTTCAAAGTATCTATCTCAAGTCTGCGTCTGTTGACCTCTGCGTTTAGCTCGCGGACATCTAAACCTTTTGGCAACGGCTCCATCGCCAATCCATTCAAACGATCTGCATAATACTCTGCCTGCAAGATACGCCCCTTGCGATACAACTCCCACATCTCATCATCCCCAGCGACTGCTCTTGTCACTGCCCGGTATGTTGGCATCTTCTCGTCTTTGGTAATGTCAACTAATGTTTCGCCGTGTGCTAAGCGGTCAACAATCTTTTCCATGATGGCTATGCTGACTGTTCTGCTTTTGCCCATCTCTCACCTCTCATAACTTCAATTACACGATACTCAAAAAATAGGCTCAGCGCAATGCTGAGCCAGTTTGTGAGGCAATTGGGAGGAAATGAGACCCAACGCAATACAAACAATTTATCAGAACGGTATCGGATCATCAAACACTTTCGCCTTGATGTCGATAATTTCTGCGCCCTTGAACGACTGCTTCACTGCCCGTTCAAATTCTCCTGCTCTACTTTCTTGAAACGCTTGGTACGCCAGCCCGACTTCCCGCAGCGTCAACAACTCTAGCTCTGGCCTCTGCTCCTTTATCGTCCGCCACGACCTCCCATCCTTCATAACGCCAAACAGCTTGCCATCTATTTCCACCTCCCACACTTCCGTAGAGGCTCGCTGAGCGCCCAAACGCTCTGCTTCCGCATCCATTGCCCTTAGCCCTCGAATGACGACCTCACAGCGCAGTTTGGTTTCTTCCACGTCTTCTTCCCAAACTGCTGCATTCATCTTGGCAACCGCACTGCCATACTTCTGCGCTGTCTCAACGCTGACCAACTCCGGCAGCACGTCGATCCCCCACTTGTCATCCATTTCAATTGCCAGCCTGTCCACTGGCCCCATAGCGAAGTCGCACATGATTGCATTCTTGCTTTGATTGCTAAACAAGATCCTGTCCGATTTCTTTTGTCTCTTCCCCCGCTGCTCTTTCATACCCAATTCTCCACACTTAATTTGCCACGGTTTCATTTAATCCACATTCCACCACACTTGTATGTCATATACATACAACTAGTGTGGTGGAACTATTTGTGGTCTTTTTCTCCACACTTCCACACTTCATCCACACTCTTTGGAAATCAAGTGTGGAAGTGTGGAAGGCATCAAACCTCCTCCCACTTTACCCACTCCCCGACAATCACGCACGGCACGTCTCTGCCTGCTCGTTTGTCTGGCACGTCTGCAATCTTGAGACTGCCGGAACTGATCCACTGCTTGGCAACTGCCTTTGCCTTGGCTTTATCTTTCTGCTTCTCTAGGTCGAGTTTTAACTGCTCGGCTACCGCCACGCCGACCCAGTTCTTTGCTCTGACGTCTGCTCGGTATGCTTTATCGTTTTTCTCTGCCTCTGCGACTGTGCGCTGCACATTGTACAAGTCTTTGGCTGTCACGCCGTCGAACAGATCCGGCATCTTAAACTCTGTGGCGACCCCAATGTGTTCACCGTTTGCGATTTCGACTGAGTGCATACGTCTGTATATACGCTTGTCGCTTGGCGGTGCGAGGTTTGCTTTTCCATCGTCCACTGCGAAGATGCCGAGCGCATCGTGTTCGTCTACGCCCAGCGCCATTGCATCGTCTGGTGTTATTCTGTTGATCACTCTGGCTGCTCTGGCTGCTCCGATGAGTGAGCCTGCGCCTCTGACGCTGTCGATTGTGGCATCATCGCCGTTTGTTTTTCTGATATGATGCACAAGCTGGACGCTGCTGTTGGTATCGCGTGCCATTTTGCGCAGCATTGCCACGACTGCTTGGATGCTACCATTGTTATTTTCGTTGACCAGATGCGCTGACACAAATGGATCAATGATAATGACGCCGATGTTGTTGGCTTTGATTTTGTCAACCATAAACTTGAGCAGCGTGTCATTTGTGATCAGCCCGTCTCGGCCTTCTGCCGCAAGGGTGATCTGCATGGTGTCTTCGCCGTCCATGAAGAGCTTGCCTTTGACGTCTTCGGGCGTCAGGCTGTAGTGCTGCATGGCTGCTATGGTTCGCATTTGCATTTCGGATATTGGATCTTCGAGATTGATAATCCATACGTTTGTTTGTTCTTTGACTTGTATGCCGAGCAGCGGCTTGCCTGTTGCGATTGCCAGTGCTTCGACAATGATTGCACTGGTTTTACCAATGCCCCCGGCTGATGCTGTGACGCTGATGTACTTCTTGATGTAGTCGTAGCCGTACACCCATTCTCTGCGCGGCAGCGTAAGCGCATCGAATGTTTCGTATGGTGTAGGCCA